ACCGAAAGCGTTGTCGCCAATCATGATAGCAGAGTATACGTCAACAGGAGTAGCTGCGCTATTAGCATCAATACTTACCTGTGTGGTTTCCACAAAGATAACATCATCAATACGACCAATCTCTCCGTTGTATAAACGTTGAGGGTCTAGTTTACCAACTGTTACCCAGTCGGAGTCATCGCGCAAGTTACGACTTTGATGAGGATGTACGAAGCAAACCCAATGGTCATTAGCAATCTTCTGTGAATTATTTGTTGCCAAAACCTCCACAGCGTCTTTAATTTCTTCCATTGTTAGGTAGTCATCAGATGCGATAGCGTCAGCGTTAGCTACGTTATCAGCAAAAACGGTACTACCAGCGCCGTCTTCAATAGTATCCCTTGCCAAAGCATCAATAACTTTAGCATAATCTTGCCCAAGTAGCTTGGCTGTATCAGCCATAACATCCGTGAAAGATGTTACTAACAGCATATTAGACACGGCAACAGCGTTACCGTATTCATACACCGCGATAGATACCTGAGAACCTGCAAGAGCTTTAGTAGCCAGAGGCGTACCTTCAGTTAACAGGCCACCAGCACTTAGGTTATTGTACTTGAAAAAGGTAATTTGCTTACCTGGGGTCGCGGAAAGGTCGGTTTTAACCTGAGCAAACTGGTCAAATCTTAGAACAGGCTGCGCCTGAAACATAATGTCTTTCGAGTAGATAGTAAGAACTGTCTCCGAAAGTCTCACATTAGTTCCACCCGTAGCTGCAAGAGCAGTAGTAAGATAACTTGTCATTCTAGTTATTCACCCCCTTTCCTTTCTTTAAGGATTAAAACTTTAAAGCTTCTTCTAGGAATTTATCTCTATTTTCTTCCCAAACCTTTGAATCGGTAATCTTGTTGATATCTGCGGCGGTAATCCCCACATTAAGTCTATCATTCTGAGGTGCGATGCCGGTGCCAATTTTATTCTTTGGTTTAGTAGTATCTTTCACCTTAGCAAGTTCACGTTCACGAATAGAAATATATTCTCTATGAGCTTTGTCGGCATTTTCAGTGATTTCCTCAATAGTGTTTCCGGTAACGAGGGCCATAATTATCTCATCACCATACTGAGCCAGTATTTCTTTCTTCACTAATTCTAGTTGAAGAGAAGTAATTTTACTATTAGCTTCTTCTATTAATTCCTGCATTTGAACTTGAAGTCTGGTGTTAGATTCTTCTAATTGCTGGAACTTCAAGACTGCTTGTTCCTCAGTAGAAAGCGAAGAAGTTTCATATTCTTTCAGCTTATCTTCAGCAACTTTTCTGGCCTCATCAGCTTTACGAGCATCTTCCTTATATTTTTCAAAAGAAGGATAAAGTTTGTCCTTTTCCTCTTTACGAATACGTTCAATCTCCGTATCGGCAACAGCTTTCTTAAAAGCCTCCACATCAGCGGGAATTTTTTCTTCTTTCTTAGGTTCTTTCACCTCTACAGGTGTTTCTAATTCCTTTTCATCTGTATCGTCTTCGTTCTTCGGCTCAACCGTTTCTAGTTCATCATCCATTTTCTTTCTCCTTTCTAATTACGATGTAGCATTAGGGTCATCCGATTTAAATGACTCTTTTTCCCAGCTTTGCTGGTTTTTCTTAATAGCTCCTGCATCAGCAGTAGCTGAATCATCAAAAGTATTAGGTCTTAAATCACTGACCGCCTTATTAAACACGCCTTGCTTTTCTGTATTCTTGGCAGGCTTATCCGGCTTAAATGTTCCTCTAGCCATTTCACCTCCTTTACTTTAGGATAGTTGACAATTATATCGACTTACCAAATGGTTAACATTAGGACTTCTTAGTTATTTCATTGTTGGTCACTTGCTGACCATGAACATCAGGATTGCTATTTATTGCTTTACGAGCCTTACGTTTCTTTGGAGTGGTACCTTCATCTTTAGCAAATGTATCGGGCTTTTTAATAGCAGATTCAGTTTCTACGTTGCTAACAGGCTCAAACATTTCAGGGGGAGGGTACTTTTCAAGCATCTCCATCTCACGCTTTTTGTCTTCCTCTTCTTCATTTTGAATCTCTATTACTTTTGCTCCAACATTACGAACACCTAAACGTTCCATGGCGCCTTTTCTAGACTCAAGGCCCTCATTTAGCTCAGTAGTAATGTCATTCAAATCAAGGCTCCTATCCCTTGGTAACAAAGCTCCATGGTCTATACTAGACTCATAAAGAGCAGCACCTTCTAGCGAAGAATTAATGGCTTCTGTGTAAATACCAATATCAATGATAAGCTCGTTGACCTTCTTAATTCCCTCATCAAAATAAAATCTAACATCGTCAGCTAATTCAATAATAGGTTCAAAATCAATAGCTAATGAAGTAGCAGAGGTATTGCTTATCTTCCTTTCTCCGCCAAGAGACTTTTCAGGGATACCTGAAAGCTCGTGCATCCAAGTTTTCACATCTTTTAAGAAGTCTCTAGCCGCAGGGATGTTCCCCTGGCTTGATAGATTCTCTATTCTAGCACTAGCTGGCAATCCAGACCAAATCTTATTAGCGCCCTTTTCAAGCTGTCTAGCTTTAGCTCCAAAAATAAGAGTAATAGGCGCAGCATGGTAGTCAAGAATGTCTGATATATCTGAAGCTTTCTCGTTGAATAGTTTGTTGCCGTCTATAACATCTTCTACTATTCCTGCTCCAAAATAACTACCAGCCTGTGGCTGATGAATACCATGAACAATCAGTAGCTTGCCAAGCGGGTTATTAATTACTTTATCTTCTATTACATTATTTTTTTCATCCAATTCTTGGATGAATATTTTCTCCTTTGTGTGAATCTCTCTATAGATTCTATTCTCTAATTCAAATTGGTTTCCAACTAGTTTAAATTCTTGATAAGGAACCAAAATTATACAAAATTCCATCTCTCCTGTTTTAGCATTATACTGAGGAAAGACATATCTAGGGTCTAATGCAACTAACTTCACATCAGAAGGTTTTCCTACACTCTTCTCTGTATCATCATCCTCTGAGGGGAGCCATTGTGGGTATATAAACCAGTCTCCAAAAATTCCTCCAAAGTCTGCTACAGAGTTTGTAATTTTTTGGGCACTATTAACCTTCCATACACTATTAACCCAAGTGTTAATCCCGTCTGCTACTTGCTCTTCAGTAAAGACTGAACTCCAGCCATTTCTAAAAGCAAATCTGCGCATCTTTTTCACAAAAATCTTGCAGTAGTTAATAGTAACTTGGTCAAATCCTTCAGGAGAAGTCTGCGTCCAATGTTTACCGTCATAGAAATCCCAACAGTTCTGATACTTGGTTACTCGTGCAGAGTGATCGGGACCAAAGTTGAATACTTGTGCAAAAAATGTACTTGAGTACGTCGTACTTTCAAAATTACCGGGTAAAGAATATGTAATTGTAATCACCTCCTTTCATATGTCTTTATCGACTACTTATGAAATTTAGATGAGCAAAGGCTCCAAAATACTGTTTAGCTGCCTCATCATAAGCTCTTGCAGCCTCTATCTCAGAGGAAAAGCTACCTAAATATATCTTCTTACTATTATAGCATATAGCAGAGCACCATTTTTCTCTGTTTTTGTGCCAATGAACCCCTTTGTATCTAGACTTTCCATAACCATAGCTTATATTATGTTGGTTTTCAGCGTGGGTACAAAAACGTAAATTCTCTCGCCTGTTATCAAGGCCATTCCCATTTATGTGGTCCACTTGCTGCCCTTTTTCTGCCCTCATTATAAGTCGATGCATAAGAATGTCTTTTCTAGGAGCATTTTTTCTACTTGTTTTGGTGACAGCATATCTATTCCTAGCAATGTGCCAATTATACTGAGAAACCAGTTCAAAATCCTCATCATTAACAAGGGCAACTTTATCCTGTGTAAGAGAAATCTCAACCATTTTGCCCCTTTCTTGGCCTTGAGTAATTTCTTCCAAAAATCTGTTCTAGGTTATCTCTAGTTGAGTTAAAGAAGTCATTGTTACTGACTTCTATTTCTGGCATAATATCAAAGTAGGTGCCAAAAACTGCCAACATAAGTGAGTCAGGATAATCATCGTGCCCCTTTTCTTTATCCACAGGGCAAGGACTTAAGAACTTACCTGAGTAATTCTTCTTCAAAGAAGTCATCTGCTGCTCAAACCTCTTGAACTTCATTGTTTTTCTTGTTGATACATGTGCTGGTATTAGCAGTCTACCACCATTTACCTCTTGTAACAAGTACTTATACCCAATATCTTTAGATGTGGGGCTGAACATAAAAGGCACTACATTAATATCAGGCAACAAAGCATCATAACGTTCCCTAATAGGGTCACCCACTCCGGTAGTGTCACATACAAGAGTATCAATCCAGTAGTTACTCAAGAAGTCAATTACTTGTGGGTACTGGTCTTCCCAATTATCCCCTTCAATCTCTAGCCAATTCAGAAGATGCTTGGGCATGTTTCCTTCTTCATCGGACTCTCCCCAAATGGGCATTATCACTGTAACTATAGTGGAGTCTTGAGACTTTCCTAAGTCTAGCCCAGCAATACAAGCACTTTCTTTCCACTCTTTTACAATCTTCAAGGATTTTTCATAAGACTTCTCATCAAGCTGTGTCTTAGTGAAGACCATACCTTTTGTAATAGGCCAGATTAACCTATAGGCCATTTTAAACTCATCTGAGTCAAACCCTAACTTCTTTATTTCCTTTTGAATGTATTTCTTATACATGGGGTTATACTTTTGAGCTACTGAATAGTCAACTTCAAAATGCATCTGCTTTGCAGCAGGATTCTTTAAGTCATCAGCTTTGTTCTGTTCTATCGTGTCATAAAAATACCCAATATACACGTCAGGAGTTCCTGTGGCAACTGTTGTCGCATTAACAGCAGCGCCCATAGGATTGATGCTCTTACGAATTTTGAACGAATCAATGTCCTGGCACTCATCAAGTATGATTAAATGATAAGTTTTTGATTCAACCTTAGCTCTTTTGCTACCGGACATATATCGGACAAAAGACTTATTTTGGAGCTTTATGATATTTCCTCTGGCTCCACCCCTAGCTGGAATGGGCATTTTTAACTCTTCCAAAAAGAGTGCTTTAGAACTATCAGTGGTAAGAACATCATAAATTCTATCAAACATTGTTACAGCCTGTTCACCTACAGGGCCAAAGCAACCTGCCCATAATCCTTTGGAAAATAGACCAAAGTTATCAGGAAATTTACTTGCTAGGTTAGGCAAAATCACCATACACGCAGCGGTAATCATGGCTACAATTTGAGTTTTTCCGCTATTATGAACTTTAGTTCCAGAGACTAAAAACCAGCCCTTATCAGGAATAGTAACATCCCATACAGGAAGCTCAATCTCCAATTTCTTTACAGAGTGTACCCTAGAGTATTTGAGTATCTCCCCGTCTTCTCCTACAAAAGTAGGAGTGTTTTTTACTCGATATTGGTGGTACACAGGGAAAAACTCTTCAGGAAGATACCCCCCGAATAGCTCTTTAAAGCGGGTAAAGTTTGTGGTGCATTGGAAACTCAGTACATGACCAATCCAAATCTCATAGTTACCATGCATACCAAGTTTGTTTAGATGTTCTTTATAGAACTTAAGTACTTGTGGGTTGTTGCCTTTTAAAGCAATCTTAACTGTGTTAGTTTTCTTGTATGTTTTCCCATTAGTAAGAAATATAGGATAAAAGAACTTAATCAGTTGTTCTTTATTGAAGTAGTTTATACTCTCAGGAGCACCATTACAATCATACTGAATCACAGTTTTTAAGAAAGACTTTATTGGGCCATATAGGGTTATGGTAACATTATGCTTTGAAGCTTTTATTGTAGTGGCTGGAAAGTACT